TGATACCAAACCCATCGATGATGTCAATCGTGGGTACAGTTCAGCAGCTCCCACCTACACCCACATTCTCCCCATTTATAGCACAGCCCTGCGCATTCACTGCACAAATAACACCCCCGCCCCCCCACTATACTAGCGCAAACGTAAAAGATCCTTCCTAGACACAAAAAAGAGCAAAAATAGAAGCTATTTGCAAGTCATAATAGTTCTTATAAATCAAAAAGATACCTAACCAGTAACTGTGCTGTAAAATCAGCAGCAATCTGTGCTGTAAAATTAGATGTATTTTCCCCCCATAACGTAAATATTTCACTAATCTTTAATTTCTTCTTGACTTTTACTACAAAGTATGGTATAATATATACTATAGAGTTAAAAAAAAGTTCTAATAACAACAAGTATAAGAAACAACCAGAAAGCGTAGACTAGGTAGAGACTATACAGTATGGAAAACGACCAAGAAAACACAACAAAACGTGTAGGTCGCCCTAAGAAGTCTGATGTTACAGCAAAAAAGAAAGGAAGTAGGAACGCTGTTGGACGACCAAAGGGCGATGCAGCAATAATAAACGAGTACAAGGCAAGGATGTTAAACTCTCCTCGTTCTCGTGCCGTAATGGATGCTATATTTGATGCAGCATTAGACCCTGAACACAAGAATCAATCAGCAGCTTGGAAACTTGTTATGGATCGTATTCTTCCTGTTGCTGCTTTTGAAAAGGATATCGTTAAGGACGGAGGACGGAGCGCGATACAGATTAACATTACGGGTGTCGGTTCCACCAACGTAAGCGGTGGTAGCGTTATTGATGGAGATTCCGGTGAAATACTTTGAGTTAAAAGGATAATGCTAAATGAGCAACTACAAAAAAATTAAAGATGTTATTTCAAACGCTTTAAATTTAAAAGATACAAAAAACATTGATGTTTTTACAAATAAAGTTGCAGAAGCAGAGTCAAGCGGCGGTAAAAATACAATAAGTGAAATTAGCAGTGCTAGAGGCATTTTTCAATTTTTAACGAAAGGAAAAGGAAACGCTTTTCAAACAGGTCTTAACCGTTTAGAAAGACACTTAGGCAAAACTGATTGGATTGAAGAAGCACGTAAGCATAACGACCCTAATAAATTATCTGAAGATCAACAAAAAGCGTTATTTTTAGCTAACATCTACGAACAAAAAGGAACAAATGATTATTTAAAAAAAATTGCAGAAGGCAGTAATTTAGCTATGGCAGAAGCCTATAGTAAATTTCACCATACTGTAGAAAATATTTACAAAGACCCTAGACTGTCTAGAATTTTTAACGTAGCTCCTAAAACAAAAGAAGAACTAGCCTTAGTTGCTAATACGTTCCCAGAGGCTATGCAGTAATGTTATACACAAAACACACAAGGTTAACCACCACTGATCTAACAACGATGTTTACTGTCCCTAACGGTTTCCACGCTGTTGTAAGCTACGTGTTTATAGCGAACCACGGTGGGTCTACGAACAGCATAGATTTGTACTGGGATCTTTCTGGAACGCCACAGGTGTACTTATTTGACGGAACAAACATATCAGGTGGCGGTAAAGAAACGCTAGGAAACGGAGGAGGCCCGTTGTTTGTCCTCCACGACAACGAAACAGTAAAGTGTCAGGCGACTTCTACAGGCAATATCGAGGTAGTTGTAACCTTTGATCTAGTAGAACAAGCACCAGCACTCGTTAACTTTAATGGATCTTAACGTTGAACTACTTCCTTGGCAGCAGGAAGTGTACAATGATCCGACTCGTTTTAAAGTAGTAGCTGCCGGAAGACGAACAGGAAAGTCACGACTCGCTGCGTGGCTGCTCATTATTAATGCGTTGCAAGCCGAACGAGGTCATGTTTTTTACGTTGCGCCTACGCAGGGACAAGCCCGTGACATCATGTGGCAGACTCTGCTAGAGCTAGGACACCCTGTTATTGCAGGCAGTCACATCAACAACCTGCAAATCAAGCTGGTCAACGGGGCCACAATTAGTCTAAAAGGAGCCGACCGGCCAGAGACTATGCGTGGTGTGTCCTTGAAGTTTCTTGTTATGGATGAGTACGCAGACATGAAGCCCGATGTATGGGAACAGATTCTGCGTCCAGCCCTAGCAGACCAGAAGGGTCACGCGCTGTTCATAGGTACGCCTATGGGTCGTAACCACTTCTACGAGTTGTACAAGTACGCGGAGATGTCTGATGATGAAACATATAAGGGCTGGCATTTTACGTCTTACGATAACCCTCTACTTGATCCAAGTGAGATTGACGTTGCTAAAAAGTCGATGTCGTCGTATGCGTTCCGCCAAGAGTTTATGGCGTCGTTCGAAGCCACAGGTTCCGAGATGTTCAAGGAAAACTGGATTAAGTACGGTGAGGAGCCGGAGTTTGGTGATTACTACATCGCGATAGACTTAGCTGGCTTTGAGGAAGTAGGAAAGAAGCGAACGAAAAACACGAAGCTAGACGAGACAGCAATGGCTATCGTCAAGGTAGGAGACAACGGAGATTGGTACATCGAAAACATCATACACGGAAGGTGGTCACTAGATGAAACAGCCATCAAAATCTTCCAAGCTGTTCGTGACTATCGCCCTGTGTCTGTTGGCATTGAAAGGGGAATTGCAAAACAGGCAGTTATGTCTCCCCTCATGGACTTGCAAAAGAAATACGCTCAGTTTTTTAGAGTCGAAGAACTGACACACGGTAACAAAAAGAAAACCGACAGGGTAATGTGGGCGCTGCAAGGGCGCTTTGAGAACGGAATTGTGAGCATGAACAAAGGTGACTGGAACGCAAGGTTCCTAGATCAGTTGTTTCAATTCCCTGATCCGTTGACGCACGACGACCTAGTTGATGCGTTAGCGTACATAGATCAGCTTGCTAACGTCCCGTATGGGATTGCTGAACTAGAGTTCGAAGAGCCTGAAATTTTAGATATTGTAGCGGGGTACTAAGGTGAGTGAATTATATAGTCCAGACCCACTGATGATGGGAGAGACCATTGAAGGTTGGGTTATAAACAAATGCGAAGATTGGCGAGATAATTTTGAATCAAACTATGAAGCAGATTTTGACGAATACTACAGACTGTGGCGGGGCATCTGGGATCCTGCTGACCGTGAGCGTTCCTCTGAGCGTAGTCGGATTATTTCTCCTGCACTTCAGCAAGCTGTCGAATCTAACGTAGCAGAACTAGAAGAAGCTACGTTTGGTCGTGGCAAATGGTTTGACATTACAGACGACATGAATGATCCTGAGAAGCAGGACATTCAGTACCTGCGTAAGAAGCTAACCGAAGACTTTGAGCAATGCAAGGTACGCAAGGCTGTAGCCGAGTGTTTGATTAACGCCGCTGTGTTCGGTACTGGTGTTGGTGAAATAGTCATCGAAGAAATAAAAGAGATGGCTCCTGCTACTCAACCCATTATGGACGGACAGTTGCAAGCGGTAGGCGTTAACATCACTGACCGTGTTGTTGTCAAGCTCAAGCCTGTGTTGCCTCAGAACTTCTTGATCGACCCTGTAGCAACGTCTGTAGACGACGCTATGGGCGTTGCCGTTGATGAGTTCGTTAGCCGTCACCACGTAGAGATTCTTCAGGAGCAAGGCGTATACCGCGACGTATACGTAGCTAACGCAGCACCTGACACTGACCTAGAGCCAGACCAAGACCTTACTGTCTACAACGACGATAAGGTACGTCTGACGAAGTACTATGGTCTCGTGCCTAAGCAGTTGCTAGAAGACGCTACCGAAGAAGAAATAGAGTCAGACTCAATGTACGTTGAGGCTATCGTTGTTATTGCTAACGGTGGTGTTCTGTTAAAGGCAGAGCCAAACCCGTACATGATGCAAGACCGTCCTGTTGTTGCGTTTCCTTGGGATGTTGTTCCGGGACGCTTCTGGGGACGTGGAGTCTGCGAAAAAGGCTACAACTCTCAGAAAGCACTAGATACCGAGCTACGCGCTCGTATTGATGCACTGTCGTTAACCATCCACCCCATGTTAGCTATCGACGCAACCCGCCTGCCGAGAGGCAGTAAACCTGAAGTGCGTCCGGGTAAAATGATACTGACGAATGGCGATCCCCGTGAAGTACTACAACCTTTTAACTTTGGACAAGTAGGTCAAATTACTTTTGCACAAGCCGCGAGTTTGCAGCAGATGGTACAGCAAGCAACAGGCGCTGTTGACTCTGCCGGTATTGCTGGACAGGTTAACGGAGAAGCAACTGCCGCAGGAATAAGTATGTCTCTAGGCGCAATCATTAAGCGTCACAAGCGTACTCTAATTAACTTCCAGCAGTCCTTCTTGCTACCTTTTGTTACTAAGGCTGCACACAGGTATATGCAGTTCGATCCAGAAAACTACCCAGTAGCTGACTACAAGTTTAACGCTACTAGTACGTTGGGCATTATTGCTAGGGAGTACGAAGTGACTCAGCTAGTACAGTTGCTACAAACAATGAAGCAAGACAGTCCTCTCTACCCTGTGTTGATCCAGAGCATCATCGACAACATGAACCTGTCTAACCGCGAAGAACTTATTGCCACAATGCAACAAGCGTCTCAGCCAGATCCACAAGCTCAACAGATGGCGCAGATGGCACAACAGGCACAGCTTGAGTTCCAGCAGAGCCAGACTAATGCGTTGAACGCACAGGCTGCTGAGTCTCAGGCAAGAGCGCAGAAGTACGTAACGGATGCACAGATTGCTCCGCAAGAGCTAGAGATCGACAAGATCGAAGCAATAACCCGCAACCTACAGGCTGGCGATCAGGACGATAAAGAGTTCGAACGTCGATTGAAGGTAGCTAACACTCTCCTAAAGGAAAAAGAGATAGAGGCTAAAACCAATGCTAATGACACAACGCGAGCTAGACAACCTGATCGAACAAATCAACCAAGCGTTCAAGACGCACTTCGACAAGCTGGAGAAAATGGAGGAGCGGCTAGCGGCCCTAGAGGGCCAAATGTCGGGCCTCGTCCAACAGGAGAAATCTAATGCCAAAGGAGAAGGATCCAAGACTAGCGCGAGCAGGGGTAAGCGGGTTCAACAAGCCAAAGAGGACGCCTAGCCACCCTAAGAAGTCTCATGTGGTTGTTGCCAAAGAAGGCGACAAAGTTAAAACAATTAGGTTTGGACAACAAGGAGTATCAGGTGCTGGAAAGAATCCAAAGTCAGCTTCAGAAAAAGCTAGACGAAAGTCGTTTAAAGCTAGACACGCATCAAACATTGCTAAAGGAAAACTATCTGCTGCTTACTGGGCTGATAAAGTCAAATGGTAAAGATATACAA